AGGCTTTTCGTCGTACTGTTCCGGCATGTTGTTGGCGATCCGACGCATCTGCTCACGGTCAAAGTTAACCATCTGTGCGGCGATGTTTTTCATAAATCCACCCCGTAAATCCAGTCTGTGTTTGTCAGGTCGAGTTTTGGTTTGCTGGCTGTCACGACTGCCTGTTGCTTGTTACGGTTGATTTCGAGCTGGGTCCACTTGTCGCGGAGTTTGGCCGGGCTCAGCACATTACCGGACCAGAAGTTGTCCTGGCAGGCCCAGCGGAACAGCACACACATATCGCGGTGGTTACGTCCGTCACGTTCACGCATCAGGCGGATATCGTTAGCCCACCCTGCAAAATTCGGTTTTCTGGCTGATGGCGCGATAGTCTTCACCATGTCAAACATCCACTCTGCGGCGGTCAGGTCTTCTGCTGTCCCCCACTTGCTGCCGCTCTGAATTGCAGCATCAGGTTTCACCACAGAAAGGTCGTTTTCTGGCTGGTCAGAGGATTCGCCAGAATTCTCTGACGAATAATCTTTTCTATTTTCTTTTGTATTAGTGTCTTTTGTGTTCCCCTGTTTTGAGGGATAGCAATCCCCCAATTTGAGGGATGTTTTATCCCTCGTTTTAGGGGATTTTCCCTCGTTTTGAGGGATACACCATTCTGAGATGTTTTTATTTGGTCCAAACATGCCGCCTTGCTGCTTGATAATATTCATTCTGACGAGTTCTAACTTGGCTTCATTGCACCGTTTGACAGGTAACTTTGTAATCTCGCTAAGTTGAGAATCGGTGATTCTGTCCATTGGTTTATTCCACCCATAGGTTTTACGCAGAATGGCAAGCAGCACTTTAAACTGTCGCTTGGTCAGATCTGCGCCTGAATAAGCCTCAAGCAGCATATTTGATAGTCTGGCGTAACCATCATCGAGATCTGCCACATTACGCTCCTGTCCGGCAAAGTTACCTCTGCCGAAGTTGAGTATTTTTGCTGTATTTGTCATAATGACTCCTGTTGATAGTTCCAGTAATAACCTCAGAATTCCATCTGGATTTGTTCAGAACGCTCGGTTGCCGCCGGGCGTTTTTTATTGGTGAGAATCGAAGCAACTTGTCGTGCCAATCGAGCCATGTCGTCGTCGACGACACCCCATTCAAGAACAGCAAGCAGCATTGAGAACTTTGGAATCCAATCCCTCTTCCACCTGCTGATCTGCGACTTATCAACTCCCACAGCTTCCGCTGTCTTCTCAGTTCCAAGCATTGCGATTTTGTTAAGCAACGCACTCTCGATTCGTAGAGCCTCGTTGCGTTTGTTTGCACGAACCATATGTAAGTATTTCCTTAGATAACAATTGATTGAATGTATGCAAATAAATGCATACACCATAGGTGTGGTTTATTTTGATGCCCTTTTTCAGGGCTGGGATGTGTAAGAGCGGGAATGTCTTAAGCGGCTTTACCGCGTTTAGTTCCGTACTGTAACCAAACCGGATCACAGTTAAGCGCCATAGCAATCTCAAACAAGAAGCGCGGTCGCTTGGTTACTCCAGCTTCAATCAGTTGAATTGATTGCTGTTTAACACCGGCTTTGGTTGCCAGTTCGGTTTGCGTCATTTTTAACGCAATTCGCCTCTTCTTGAGGCGTTCAGAAAGAGTTTGCATATCGCCTCCATCAACAAACTTTCTTGTATTTTCATACAATGTATCTTGTTTGTCAAATACAGTTTTTCTTGTGAAGATTGGAGGTAAATAACAGAGGTGGCTTATGAGTATTTCTTCCAGGGTAAAAAGCAAAAGAATTCAGCTTGGACTTAACCAGGCTGAACTTGCTCAAAAGGTGGGGACTACCCAGCAGTCTATAGAGCAGCTCGAAAACGGTAAAACTAAGCGACCACGCTTTTTACCAGAACTTGCGTCAGCTCTTGGCGTAAGTGTTGACTGGCTGCTCAATGGCACCTCTGATTCGAATGTTAGATTTGTTGGGCACGTTGAGCCCAAAGGGAAATATCCATTGATTAGCATGGTTAGAGCTGGTTCGTGGTGTGAAGCTTGTGAACCCTACGATATCAAGGACATTGATGAATGGTATGACAGTGACGTTAACTTATTAGGCAATGGATTCTGGCTGAAGGTTGAAGGTGATTCCATGACCTCACCTGTAGGTCAAAGCATCCCTGAAGGTCATATGGTGTTAGTAGATACTGGACGCGAGCCAGTGAATGGAAGCCTTGTTGTAGCCAAACTGACTGACGCGAACGAAGCAACATTCAAGAAACTGGTTATAGATGGCGGTCAGAAGTACCTGAAAGGCCTGAATCCTTCATGGCCTATGACTCCTATCAACGGGAACTGCAAGATTATCGGTGTTGTCGTGGAAGCGAGGGTAAAATTCGTATGATCAGGATTGCGGCGCTACTCTCAATACTCTTAACTACCAGCGCCAATTCTGAATGCTGGATTGTCACAAACCTGCACGGGTACGGGGCAATGAATGGCGGTCGTTACGGGTTTACAAAAGACAGCACGGAAGATTCCGTTTTTCACGTAACAATAAATGGCGATAAATCATCAGTTTATGAATCAGTCTCTGGCGTCTATCCAGAGATGAAATACACTGCTTTGTCATCGAACGCTATGGTAGGAGAATACCAGTCTGGAGGAGGAATAACCGTTGAAACTTGGTCAATCACTACAGACAAAAAAGCTCTTTACTCCAAAGTAATGAATATCCCAGGTATGCAACAACTTACATCAACCAAATCATTTGTTGGTGATGTAGTCGGAACCTGCAACCAGTAATCCCCACCTCAATCTCGATAACCAAAAACAAACTATTTTTCATTTAAAAACAATGGAGTTTGTTTTTCACGCCCCTTTTTACAATATTTCTTGTTTACAACATACAATCTTTCTTGTAATTTTAAGCCATCAGCAGGACGCACTGACCACCATGAAGGTGAGGCTCTTAAAAATTAAGCCCTGAAGAAGGGCAGCATTCAAAGCAGAAGGCTTTGGGGTGTGGTGAAGCCAGCTAGTCACTGGCAAGTGCTTACCTACTGTTGAGCGGTGAAGCGCTCCCAACGCTAGCAATAGCGTGGACGAGATGGGGAGCCGCGGGCGATAAGGCCGCCATAACGCGCACGTTGTCGCATGGAAAAATCGCTGGGGTGCCGGTTATACCCCTCCGAATGAGACTCAACAAGCTGGAGCTAGACTACCAGCCACCACACCACCAAAGCTAACTGACAGGAGAATCCAGATGGATGCACAAACACGCCGCCGCGAACGTCGCGCAGAGAAACAGGCTCAATGGAAAGCAGCAAATCCACTGTTGGTTGGGGTAAGCGCAAAACCAGTTAACCGCCCTATTCTCTCGCTGAATCGCAAACCGAAATCACGAGTAGAAAGCGCACTAAATCCGATAGACCTTACAGTGCTGGCTGAATACCACGAACAGATTGAAAGCAACCTGCAGCGTATTGAGCGCAAGAATCAGCGCACATGGTACAGCAAGCCACGCAGTGAAATGGGGGTGACTTGTGTTGGTCGCCAGAAAATGAAATTAGGCAGCAAACCACTTATTTGAGAGGAATTAATATGTCATCAATCCGCTTAACTACGAGAATGAAAGAGGAAATCGCTCGTAACGCTTTAATTAAGTCTGGGGTTTTCACTGAACTTGAAGAAGTAACAAAGTTAAAGAACCAGCTTGCACTTGACGCCAGAGTTATTGCGTTTGGCGGTAAAAAGAAAACTGAGGAAGTGGATCGGTTATCATCCAAGTTAGCAGCTATAAGTGAAGAACTTGAGAAGATGGGATGTTCATTTTACTCATGCGATGTTCGTTCTACTTCGATTTATCTGACTGTATCTGGAAGAAGGGTTGGCTGGCATTCATACGGAAAAGACGGCAACGGTGAAGATATATTGCTCCCCACCCCAGAAAAAGATAAATGCATGTTTGACGCAGAACACGAAATAACAAAAAGGTTTGATGAAATCTGCGCATTGCAACAAAAACTTGAAGCCAAGAAAAAGGATATCGAATCAAATGTATGGGCTGCTTTGAACTCAGTCACAACAGTTAAGCGACTTATTGAAGTTTGGCCTGAAAGCAAAGAATTGCTACCAAAAGAAGCAGATAAAGCAAGTACAGCACTTCCTGCTTTACGGGTAGAAGATTTGAATAAGATGATTGGACTTCCTTCCGAGGTCGCATAGTCGGCCTTTATTTTTGGCATAAACAACAGAGGTGAATATGAACGCAGTTGAATTTACAAAATGGATGGCAGAGCAAGATATCACAGGAGCCGACGAAAAGGCTGTGTACTACATGGCTCTGCTATGGATTCACAAAGCAAAAGAGGCTGCAAATGCTCTTGGAGGTGAGTAATGAAAGTAAAAATAACTGCTTCTAATACCAGTTTTGTTAGTGTTGGTGATATTACAGAAGTAATAACAAACCATGATGGAACACAAGTTATGTGGTCTGATTTTTGTAAAAGATATGAGCGAGTTAGTTGGTGTAAAAACGTATGGGGAGTCGAATACGAAGAATTACCTGAAATGCATGACGAATAAGCACTGTGTATTCATTCCAACGAGTGAATACACGGAGCAATGTCGCTCGTAACTAAACAGGAGCCGACTTGTTCTGATTATTGGAAATCTTCTTTGCCCTCCAGTGTGAGGGCTTTTTTATATGCATACCAATAACGCTTCACTCGAGGCGTTTTCGTTATGCAATCAAACAGAAGGAGCATCCTATGCAACAGTTCGCTATTGCAGGGGCGGCATCGGTTCGCCCTTTCAACCCGATTTTATCGGTACAGCATTCACGAAAAAACATTCTAACCGGAGCAGACTTTAAACAACCAAGAATGAAAAGTTTGCTCGAAAAGCTTTGGGATATTTTGAAACAACAAGGCCGCCCATGAGTTTTACAGATAACTGGTCAGACGAAGAATTCATTCGTCAGATGAAAGAATTAATCGGTAACGAAGGAGATATTCATGTCACTTGCAACCACAGTGAAGGAGAGCAAGTTACAGAGACGCATGTACACGCAGAAAGCTCTCTGGTATCGCCATAATGGCGACCGCGAAGGAATGCGGGTATGCCTTAATTTGTCCCGAGTCGAAGTATTAAATCAGCGTTATTTCCTTGGGCCGTGTCCATTCTGAGGTGAATTATGGATTTGAACAAATTCGATGAGCCATTCAGCCCTGAAGATATCGAATGGCGAATACAGCAAAGCGGTAAAACACGCGATGGCAAGGTGTGGGCTATGGTGCTGGCTTATGTCACGAACCGGGCAATCATGAAGCGCCTGGACGATGTTTGCGGCAAAGCAGGATGGCGCAATGAATACCGCGATATTCCCAACAACGGCGGAGTTGAATGCGGCATATCAATAAAGATTGATTCCGAATGGGTAACCAAATGGGATGCTGCTGAAAACACGCAGGTAGAAGCCGTCAAAGGCGGTCGTTCCGGTGCAATGAAGCGCGCTGCCGTTCAGTGGGGAATCGGTCGGTATCTGTATAACCTTGAGGAAGGTTTTGCACAAACATCTCTCGATAAAAAGCAGGGATGGCACAGGGCAAAACTCAAGGATGGAACAGGATTTTACTGGCTCCCTCCATCGCTGCCGGGATGGGCAATCCCAGCATCAGATAACAAACCATCACCAGAAAATACCAACCAGAAATCTCCATCGGTTGACTGCGAACAAATCCTGAAAGACTTCAGCGATTATGCATCAACAGAAACTGACAAGAAAAAACTCATCGAGCGTTATCAGCGTGACTGGCAATTAATGGCTGGCAACGAGGAGGCGCAGGCTAAATGCGTTCAGGTAATGAGCATCAGAGTTAACGAACTAAAACAGGCGGCATAAATGTCTCACTTGGACGGAATTATTAAAAGATTCGAGTCCAGCTACAAAGTTAATGAAACAACAGGTTGCTGGGAGTCTACCTATTCAAAAAACAAAGGAGGATACACAAAATTTGTAGCATTTGGCGTAACAATGCTTTCTCATCGGGTTGCTTTTGAGCTTTATCACTCCCCCATTCCATCTGGGAAGATGGTTTGCCACAAATGCGATAACCCATGCTGCGTTAATCCTGAACATCTCTTTTTAGGTAGCGCGCAAGAAAACATGGACGACAAGATAGCAAAAGGAAGGCATCGTGGAGCCAAGAAAGGTCATGCTCATCATGGTGCAAAATTAACAGAGTGGCAGGTTATAGAAATTAGGAAAAGACTCTCTGAAAAAGAGAGTCAGTACAAGATAGCAAAAGACATGGGTGTATCTCAATCAATTATAAGCAACATAAAAACTGGCAAGAGGTGGAGCAAATGAGTTCTCGCGGGATAAATAAGGTGATTATCCTTGGTCGGGTAGGACAAGACCCGGAAGTTCGATACTCACCATCAGGAACAGCGTTCGCTAACCTGACAATAGCCACGTCAGAACAATGGCGAGATAAAAATACTGGCGAGCAAAAGGAATTGACTGAATGGCATCGTGTTGCTGTATCCGGGAAACTGGCTGAGGTCGTGGGGCAGTATGTGAAAAAAGGTGATCAGATTTATTTCGAGGGAATGCTGAGAACCAGAAAGTGGAAAGACCAGTCAGGGCAAGACCGTTACACAACCGAGGTTCATGTCGGAATTAATGGCGTGATGCAAATGCTTGGCGGCATTGGCGACAGCAAACAACAAGCAGCCAGCAGGCAATCACAGAAGCCACAGCAGCAATCATCACCAGCACAACACAACGAACCTCCGATGGATTTTGACGACGATATACCCTTTGCACCAGTAACTCTCCCCTTCCCTCGTCACGCTATTCACGCAATTTAATCAGGAGAAAATCATGCCAGCGCCTCTGTATGGTGCGGATGACCCGCGCCGCTGTTCCGGCAATTCCGTATCGGAGGTGCTGGAAAATATCAAGAATAATCTCGACGCGTTTCTTGCTCTGCCACCAGAAACAAAAGCAGAACGGAAGTACCGACGCGATATACAACTCGCAGAAAAACAGGAAAAAGACCGAATAAACGAAACATCAATCCGACCATTCCGCAAAGCCACATATACCCACTTCCCTGAATATATCGACCCGCGCCTGCGTAATTACCGCTCACGCTATGGCGCTATCAGTAATGACTGAGGAATTTACCATGAGAGGACTTGCATACAATCCCGGCATTCTTCCGGCAGAAATGATTATTCGCCAACGCGTAAAGCCAATGCCATCGAGAGAGGAATTGCTTAAGAGAAAGAGTTTCGGTTCTGTTAATGACAACAAATATCTGAATGCGATGTTGCGCAAAGGAGGCAACCGGTGACTGGACATGCAGCGATCCTCGACATGTGCTGTGGCAGCCGCATGTTCTGGTTAGATAAGAATGACGAACGGGCGAGATAAGCGATCGGTTAAGTGCTATAGTAATGCGCTTTTGTATTTATGGAGTGAATATGAAAAATATCCTACTGGCATCATTGTTAGTGGCATCGCCGGGTGCATTTGCAGCCAGCTTTGACTGCCAAAAGGCTTCGACAGCAATCGAACATAAAATCTGCGATAACGAACGTCTGTCAAAATTAGACGAACAGCTTAGCTCTGCCTATTCTAGTGCCCTCAAAGAAAACCCAGAGAACGCAGACACCATAAAAATGGTTCAACGTCAGTGGGTAAATATGCGTGGAAAACTCACTGATAATAAGGCTCTGGAGCTGGCTTATCTTATCCAAATTAATGGCCTCAAAGGTTTGGGGAGTTCAGTCAGCGTAACAGCGGCCAATGAGATACCCACGTCGACGCAGAAACATTCTGAAGAGCAGGAAGAAACAAGTAAGGCAGAAGTTAAGTCGGTCAAGAACGGCAATAAGCTAACCTTAGAGTCATTCCGAGCTAAATATGTAGAAGTAGATGGTGAGTATTACAGCACGACATCCATTCCTAGAGGCAGTTCGTTCTTGTTCACTTGCGCCAGTCGTATTGCTGATGACCAAGTGAATGTTTGGAAGAAACATGCAGCCAAAGAGGGCAAAATCGACCTATTCTTTGAGGTTGAGAATCACTTACACACTGCTATGTTGAACGCCAATTTCCAGAAGTTGAATTCAGACCCTGCCAAAAGAGGTATTTGTAATCTGATTAACGCAGTGCCGTAAGTAAATTTAGGGCCACAGTTGTGGCCTTAAATATTTTTTCAGCCTTTTCTTATTTGTAATAAGCAGTACTTAGTAGTGCTTATAAAACAGAATAAAAAACATATGACTTTGGCGATTACCCAGTAAAGATATTCGAAATAAATGTAAATATCGGCAATGAATAACAATCCTCGCACTCGCGGGGATTTCTTTTATATGGGGATAATATGACCATCCACTTTCACGGCAGCCCAATATGGGGGGATGAGCATGCCCCTACAGATATGCTGATTAAAGCCCTTTACCGTGATGGTGGGGCTTTTGTTTCATTTGCCAGACCAGAGCAGATGAAAAAGATTGCCATGTTCCCTTGTGATATACGCCTTGATAACGGCGCTTTTAGCGACTGGATGAAAGCATTAAAGAAAGGCACTCCGGTAGACTGGAGTAAGAGGCGAGCAAAATTCTACGACTTTGTTGGGAAGTGGTTCAGCAGAATTGAATGGTTTCTTATACCTGACGTTATCGAAGGGACAGAGGCAGAAAACGACGAGCAGATTGAGTTGGTTCCTGATTGGCTAAAATCAAAAGCGGTTCCGGTCTGGCATACCGACGAATCAATTGAACGTCTTTTACGCCTTTCTGGCAAATTTGAATGGGTGGCGATTGGATGCTGCGGCCCACACAGGCACATACGCTCTAAATGGTGGGAACAGAGAATGGATGAAGTTTTCACTGAGCTTTATATCAATCGTAATTTGAAAGTGAAAATTCATGGTCTTCGAATGCTCGACGTGAGAGTTCTTGGTATGTATCCGTTCGCCAGTGCGGATTCTACTAATGTTGCTGTTAACGTACCGAAGACAGAGAAGCGATTTCCTGAGATTACTGACAAACTGGCACGTACAGCTGTACTTCGCGCTGCTATTGAAAAGGTGCACCCGCCATCGATATCAGCATGGGTAGACAGAAAGATGAGAGAGCCGGCGCAAGCCGGTTTTTTATTTGAATTCACCGACGCCGCTTAATGCGGATTTCTTTTATCTGAACTCGCTACGGCGAGTTTTGTTTTATGGAGATGATAAATGCACTTCCGAGTAACAGGTGAATGGAATGGAGAACCATTCAACAGAGTTATCGAAGCAGAGAACATCAACGACTGCTATGACCACTGGATGCTGTGGGCGCAGATGGCACATGCAGACGTAACCAATATTCGAATTGAAGAACTGAAAGAACACCAAGCCGCCTGATGGCGGTTTTTTATTGCCTGATTTGCAGGTTCGATTCCCTATTCGGAGATAGCACTCATGCAACACGAACTACAGCCTGATTCACTGGTTGATTTGAAATTCATCATGGCCGATACTGGATTCGGTAAAACCTTCATCTATGACCGGATTAAGTCCGGAGACCTTCCAAAAGCCAAAGTTATCCACGGGCGAGCAAGATGGTTATATCGTGACCATTGTGAATTCAAAAATAAGCTCTTAAGCCGCGCCAATGGGTAA